TTAGCTGGCACTGTAAACCTCTTTAGCACGGGCGGTGAACGCCTGAACCATGCTGCCTGCCAGCTCTTTAAATACCCGACCAAAAGCGAGTTCAATAAGCTTGCTGGTGAATTCAAAATCAAGCTGGAACTCGATACGGCAAGCTTCAGGTGTCAGGGGCGTGAATTTCCACCCGCCCATCAACCGCTTGAATGGCCCATCGACCAGATGCATCAATATGCTCTGATTGCTTATCAGGGTATTACGCGTGGTGAACGTTTTGCTGATCCCGGCTTTTGAAACTTCTACCGCGGCCGTCATTTGCGTACCGGAGAACTCAAGCACCCGGCTACCCACGCAGCCTGGCAAAAACTCCGGGTAAGATTTCACATCATTCACTAATTGGTACATCTGCTCGGCGCTGTAGGGCACCAGGGCAGTGCGGCTAATCTGAGGCATAACATTTCCTGTCGTTCTGCAACCAGCCAAGAATAGCATTTATCCGGGGTGAAACAAAAACTCTCCGGCCTAAGACGTGCTATTATAACGGCTTTCCGCCCCTCTGGATGGGGTGTATTTTACGGTCGGATTACGTATACTGAGTGCCATTATGACGAAGAAAAAAGCACACAAACCCGGTTCAGCCACCATCGCGCTTAACAAACGCGCCCGCCACGAATACTTTATCGAAGAAGAATTTGAAGCAGGCCTCGCCCTTCAGGGCTGGGAAGTCAAATCCTTACGCGCCGGTAAAGCGAACATTGGCGACAGCTATGTCATCTTAAAAGATGGCGAAGCCTATCTGTTCGGTGCCAACTTTACGCCACTGAACGTTGCATCAAGCCATGTGGTTTGCGATCCGACGCGTACCCGTAAACTACTGTTAAATCAGCGCGAACTCGATTCGCTTTATGGCCGCGTAAACCGCGAAGGCTATACTGTGATCGCCCTGTCGCTGTACTGGAAAAATGCCTGGTGCAAAGTCAAAATCGGCGTCGCCCAGGGTAAAAAACAGCACGATAAACGCTTTGATTTGAAAGAGCGTGAATGGCAGCTTGATAAAGCACGTATTATGAAAAACGCAGGCCGTTAAGCGCCTGATTACAAGCCCTGCCTGATGGTGGGGCTTTTTCTATGCCCCTCCCGGCACGCCCAAAGTTCTCTCCACCGCCTAATCTGTGTGCCCTTCAGGTGCTTGCAGATAAGCGCACCTTGTGAACCCTGCGCATTTATCAAACAGCGATAGCGTGCCTCTTTTATGATATGGATAATCTGATTACCCCCGCAGGGACATAAAAACGCACGATCCTGGTAGAGTTTTCAACCTTAAAATGATTGATGCTGAATATGTGTCCTGCAATCAAACACGCGAGCCCAACGCATGATCTGCCCGTCACGTTATTGGCGATAAACCTACGCATCTAAGTCGTTATTTGCTAAAGCCATGAAACCATCCCAAGACTCTCCCCGACGCGGTGACGATTTCACAGGCGTAAAATCAGTCCCCATTCCATTTGGATCAATAATGAAAGCCGCCTTTGTTTGGGTAAAAATCAATCTGCCGGAAAGAGCGTGAGACTTTGCAAAATCCCCTTTACACATCGAAGCGATATGGACTGGCATGGCGCCCTGCAAAGGTGTTATACTGTTTACAACACTTTTGGGGCTGATTCTGGATTCGACGGGATTCGCGAAACCCAAGGTGCATGCCGAGGGGCGGTTTGCCTCGTAAAAAGCCGCAAAAAAATAGTCGCAAACGACGAAAACTACGCTTTAGCAGCTTAATAACCTGCTGAGAGCCCTCTCTCCCTAGCCTCCGCTCTTAGGACGGGGATCAAGAGAGGTCAAACCCAAAAGAGATCGCGTGGATGCCTTGCCTGGGGTTGAAGCGTTAAAACTAATCAGGATAGTCTGGTAGTGGCGTGTTTGTTCGCAGCTGCCCGGCGAATGTAAAGACAAACTAAGCATGTAGTACCGAGGATGTAGGAATTTCGGACGCGGGTTCAACTCCCGCCAGCTCCACCAATCATGATTGGACGGTGATAGGACATCACCAGCAATAACAGGACGTTAGCAGTCTCAGCAGGACACCGACCAGACGGTGAGGGGACAAAAAAGGATACGCAAAGGAGCCGCGGCTCCCGAGTGATAAGAAGCCCGCTGATGCGGGCTTTTTTTTCATTTCCAGTCTCAACTTTAATTGCTTATCTTTCATCGAATTGAGCCTGGCTAAAAAATTGATAAGGGTATGCATATGGACGCAACTGCGGACTTTTTGATTCGTAGCGAAGAGGATTTCTTAAACTTCCTTGAAACCATTAAAAGTTGGGAAGGACTAGAAACAGAAGAATTTATCTTCCCAAATGTAAAATTTGAAGGCTGGCCTGTTCTTGATATCAATGTAAAAGGTGAGCGTTACCATTCCTCTATCACTTCAGCCATGCTGTTTGGGATGTCGATACTTAATGAGGAAATTCAGCGCGCGTTCGCTACCATAAGGTATGGCTCTCAAAATCTTCAAAGATTGACCAATGAAGATAAGCAAAGACTTGATATTGTTTTCAATATTAGCGAAGGTTCAAGTGACGCTGAAGGTGTTACTGATAAGATCATAAACGCGGTCACTAGTTTTCTACGGGATTCTATGAATGGCATGACTGGTTGGCAAAAAATGTTGGTAGTAATCGCGATTGTTGGTGCAGCCAGCACTTGCGGGTATCACTACGTTTCTGAAAATGCCGAGACCGAAAGATATGCAACCGATCGGCAGGTGGAAATTGCTCAAACCACTTCTGATGGTATTAATAAAGCTATCGCTGCAACGTTAGATTACAAAATAAACGGCAAATCAGCGACCAGTGAGGAAGTGATTAATCATGGTCAGGCAGGTAAAAGTGCTTTAGTTAAGCAGCTCGCAGCTGATCCCACAGTGGAATCAGTAACTCTCGGTGATGAGCAACTCTCTCGCGAGGAGCTTAATAAGTATAATGGTCGTCAGGCTGTTGATAGAGAACGCTTAGAAAAAACGGATACATTTTTTGTGAAAGGCGTCACCAGAACTGGACCAACGAACCAAGATATAAATATTAACGTTGTAAGAGTTTCTAACGCGGATGGCTTCACTATCAAAGCTTCTGCTGACGTGATAACTCAAGATGAATTAACAGCCATCACTGATGCTTTATCTAATAATACAAGCATAAAAATTAGATACTTGGAAGTTATTGAAAAAGGGTCCATCTCTTTAGGCCAATTTAACACTATTGCTACAGATTAAATTTTGACAGTATAAGCCTTCTGTCATGGGGTGTCAGGGGTCGGAGGTTCAAATCCTCTCGTGCCGACCAAAATTCCCTAAGAAAACCAACCCATTGCGGTTGGTTTTTTTATGCCTGCGATTTGGTGATGGTAAAAAGATGGCAAAATGATGGTAAAACACCTGTCCTGGTTACACCATAAATCACATCACTGGCGCTTCATCGTCCAACGCCCGGTTGACTAGCCACGTCACTACCCCAATCACCTCGACATCGTCCAGAGCCTCCCCTTCGATCGCTTCACCATCCTCGGTAATAAGAGCTCTCCCGGCAGGCCTGGCAAAATAATTATGACCCAGCCAGCTAACCAGTACGTAATCGCCGGTTTTTGGTTTCGATCCTCTTTCAACCACTGCAAACCCGGATGAGGTTTCAATGATTAGGCTGTTCGCATTTATGCCGCATATTGATTCGGGCGTAAGTCGCGTTTCGGTGTAGTCCATTGCAGGTGACGGAAAGCCCATGGTCAGAACCCTCCATTATTCGGGTTGTAGAGCATGAATGTCCGCTCATCGCCATCCTGTGTCGAGATATCCCTGAACGTGTCGATGTGATGCTCGATCCACACGTTGGCCTCATGCAAAGACCAGGCATGGTTACGTTTCGCCAGTTCTGCGACGAAATCCCGTGTCGTGACGGTGCGTCTCCCTTTCGGGCTGATGTGTAGTGCTGCGTAAAATGCGGGGCGGATATCTGATAAGCGCGGCATAAACCCTCTTTTTTTATAAATACTGTTTTTATATACAGTAGATTTAATTAACGCGAGAGGCAATATCAGCGCTGGCTATTAATTTCCAGCGCCGACATAAGCGGTTGAATTATCTGAAAATGAGGCTATCAACAATTTTCTTCAGTTCCTCGAGGTTGGATTTATGCCCCTTGCCATTGCATGGTTTTGATATGCCGTTGATAACCAGAAGCAGATGTGGCATGCGCCAATTTTTTTTACCATGTTTCTCTTTATTTTCCAGCCGTTAACATCTGAGGTGTTGTTGGTAATGTCTGCCCGCCATCCCCAGCCTTAATATATGCTCTCAGTTGCTTACGGTATTCAGTCCACGCTGCCAATTCAGATTTGACAGCATCTTCAGTCGTGCCAGTAAAGTCTTCATCATCAATTTGGTCGTTCAGTTCATTGATAGTTGCAGAGCCTCGGTCATACTCTGAGTGCGCCATCATCATATTTTCAGCCGCAATCTCCTCCTGAGATTTTACAATCAGAGGCGGGGCAAAGAGAGCCCCGTCATACACCCAACCAATTCCTGCGGAAAGACCATCAATATTGACAACGATGAGTTCGGTCGAAAAAAGCTCATTGGCAAGCTTTTCTGATTCGCAAGAAACCGTATTAATAACGACGCCATTTTTTATCAGCGCAAAATTCATTATGCATACTCCATTATGATGACCAGCCCGTCAGCACCTTTACCGCCTGCTGACGCCGCGGCACCAGCGCTGCCAGCACCACCAGAACCACCAGAGCCCGGACTAACGCCAGGCTTGCCATTTGTTGGTGATGCCAGGACTCCGGATGTCGGTCCGCCGGAACCCATAACTGACGATCCCCCTTCACCTGAACCGCCATACACCAGACCAGAGGCCACCCCAGGCTGTCCGCGCCCACCGGTTGCGTTAACAATGTTCCCGCCGGTGGCGTTAGTTTGTGCGGACGGGTTGATATTCAGCACCGGCGCAGGATTAGGCGCATAAGTTATTCCTCCAGTTCCGCCAGGAGCCGTTATCAGGCTTCCGAACGATGAGGCTCCTCCTGGATTACCATTTGCGCCTGGCACACCAGTCCCACCCGTACCAACCGTGATGAGCTGACCAGCGAATCCGCTCGTCAAATATGAGCGCGCAAAACAACCGGCATTACCGCCAGGGCAGACACTTACCGTTGTGGATGCTGTCGCCTGCGAGCCGCCGCCCGCACCACCCGCGCCAATAACATAGATGTCGATCGCTTTAGTACCTGGTGTCGGGGTATAAATTGTCGACGCGGTAAACGTTCGTATGTTAAGCAAGCGCCCATTAGTTAATTTTGCAATCGCTGTTAGCAGTTGATCGTGTTTTGTTTTGTCTGGGATTATGCCCGCAGCTTCAACTACAGAAGCCATTTCCTCCTGAAGCATGTCGAAATAATCATCATCCAGATCAGTAGCTGGCGTACCGGTCTGAGGATTTCCGCGTGTAAAGCCGTTCTTGCCCGCGCCGAATTTATCCTTCTGCGCAGTGGGTGTGTCAATGCGATGCATAATATCTCCGGTTACGGATATTTGAAGATTAGGTGGGTGTGGGACGGGCTGAGTTTGTTGATAACGCACTCAGCAACCGTGTCGCCCCAGTAACGGATGGGCGTTTCACAGTTATCTGTGCAGTTCATCCAGGTTGTATCTGTTGAAGCAGGCATATTCACCTGCCAGTAATATCGCCATTCGCCTGAATAAACGGCAGCGGTACATTTTGACGTGCAGCTAAACGGCCCCTTGTCATAACGCGTAATTGTTGCCCCGGGTTTACCCAGCGCCGCCAGCTGCTGCAGGTAGAATTCTTCATTAATGCCGCCGGTAAGGTTCACCTTTGCATCCAGTCGCTGCTGGCGCTGGCGAATGGTCTGCGTACCTGCCGGGATACATTCATCCGGCAGGCCACAACATTTCTCCCAGCGACTGATTAACTCTGTAGTGGTCCGGGGGTCTACCTCCAGCATCAGGGCATCGCCGCGTTCATGTACCCGGCGAAGTGAAGGGGCTGCACCTGCAATTGCCGGATCGTCTGCAGACCATGCGGGCCCGGGTGGAAGCAAAGCAGAAAGAAGATTTACGTAATCGTCGTCGGTTATGTCCATGACAGACTCCCGAGAACAGCAAGCTCGTTCCTGGCAATTTTCACATTTGCCGCCGGCGCCACAAGAACATGGCTGTGTTCACCGGTAGCGATGGAAATCGCTTCGTTGATACGGGACAGCTCCAGTTCTCCCTCCGGATAACCATCACGCTGTAAAAATGAACGCAGTTCTGAGGTAACGGCGGCCCTCACCGCCTGCGTGTCCGGCGTCAGCCTGATGTGAAAATCAACGCTGTGCCCGACCGGCGCAAACACATAAAGATCGGAGCCAGCAACCGGCGCCAGTGGCTCAATATGCGCTTTCGCTTTATCGACCGTTGCCTGATCAGGGACAGGGTTAATCGGATCGCTGCTGGCGACCATAACGCCAACTGTTCCCGTTCCCATCCAGTGCCGGTAAGTCCAGGCCCGTGTTATGCCCGGCACCTCTTTAGCCCAGACAATGTAGTCACCATCTGCGCCGCCAAGCGGGGTCCAGTAGTAACGCTCCAGGACGCGTGCCCGCCAGGTCTCAAGCTCTTCAGTATCAAACCCGCCAGAAACGGAATCAGCCATCCCGGCAGATGAAAGACCATTTACCGGAGTCACCAGATACAGGGCCTCGCCATCATCAGTGTCACCGGTCGCGCCGGCGGTGTTGCAGACAATCGGCGCCCGTAATACGCCACCAGCGCTGGTTGCGTCAGCGGTAACCGTATACTGAACCAGATCATCGCGCTGAATCACCGCACCGGCTTCTACTTTTAAACCGTTCGTCACACCTTCCCAGCGCATAAAACCAGTCGCCATGGTTGGCATCTTCCTGGGACAGCGCTTCATGGCGGCGTGCCTGTACAGCCATTCTTCATCGCATAAATCCGGCAGCATATTCATTGCCAGGTAATCGATGTAGCCATACACGGTATGAAGCGCAGCGGCATAAACCTTTGCCCTCACATCCTCATCCATACGCCTCAGCGTGTCGCTGACATCAAGACGCGCGAATAAATCGGTGCGCAGCATGCTGATATTCTCGGCAAGCGTCGGGCGCTGAAATTCACTGTCAGCCATTTATGATCGCACTCCATAAGTCATCAAAAGAAATGGTCGTGGGTTCGCCGTTACGCCACAGCGTTATGCTGTTGCCCAGTTCGTTGATACCGGTCCGCTGAATAATCAGGTCGATCCGTGAAACCAGTCCGTCCTCAATCATCCATTGCAGCGCTTCTCGGATATAGGTTCTTGCCTCAAGCGCTGTCTGATTCGTGAGTTTTTTTCGCTGCAGCAACCACAGGCGGGAGCCATATCTGTCGTTCTGGGCGACAGGCCAGGTATCACCCCACCACCCCATAGGCACATCAGTCTCGTCATCCGGCTTCGCCCGCCGCCAGGTGAAAAGGGAAATAACTACTGCACGGGTAAGCAGGTCCAGCGGCGTATTCGCATTAATGCGATGGCCGTCAACGGTCAGCCAGAGTTCCATACCTATGCCCCCATGTTCTGGTTTGGTGTGTCCGTATTATTTCCCTGGCCGTTTTCTTTATGACGATGTCCGTTATAAGTAAGCCGCATCGAAGACATGGTTATGCCGTTTGAATCGCAGAGATCACGGATTTGCCCGGTTGACTCGATATCCATTTCGAACCGTGCCTTCGGTGCGTTTTTGAACAGGATTAGATTGCCCCCTCCGTCAACCACAATACCGCTGCGTGTCAGCGTGACTGACTGCCCCTGGTCATCGTAGAGTGCGACTTCGCCGTCTTGCAGGCCCCTCATCCGGTAACGGCGATCTGAAACCGCCACCACCACACCGTGAGAGCGATCGCCGTCAGGAAAAAGCACCAGCGCTTCGGAACCGGAACGGGCTTTTGAGGTGAATCCGTAAGGTTCAAGATGTTCGATGTTGCCTGTCGGCTCGCCGGCTATCAGCTCAAGATCCACCACCTGGCATTTTTTTGACGCATTCACACTCTTTACTACAGCGCGGCAGATAAGATTAAGCACCTGCCGCTGCAGGCTCTGGAATCCACGCATCAGAAATCATCCTCCTCTGTGGATTTTTTCTTCTTCCGTTTTTTGGGATCTTCCGGTTCCGGCAGATAGGCATCCGGCGGGCCGACCCGCAGCTCGGTCAGTGTTCCGTTATTGTCTTTGGTGAAGGTGACTTCAGAGATCAGTAACTCCGCATTGTTGAAGCCACAGACAGGGTCAAAAACAATGACGCGCTGGTTTGGCTGCCACAGCGTTCCGTCACCCTGACGCCATCCCCATACCGAATACGTCGTTTCATCCGTTCGCGCCGCGCGCTGGCGCGCTTCAAATTCAGCACGCGCTATGCAGCTGGCGCCGGTGGCCTGCCCGGTTTGTTGTACGGCCATTGGCCGGTAGCGGGTGATTGAGGCATCGACTGTTTTTGCGCGCAGGGCCGTGGTTGTGGCCGCACCAAAGTCATCATCGTTCCCGGCGCGCTGCCCGGACACCTGATAGGAAGAAAAACGCTCCCGGATACTTTTTTCTGTGTCACAGGAAAGAATATTTTGTCCCAGCACCAGCGCCGTTGTCGCGCGGGTGGAACCGATGCCGCCGATAACGAGCCGACCGCGCGGATCGTCATACGCCAGTGCCTGCTGCTGCCCAAGCATTTTATTGATGACTTCTATCACCGTTTCGCCGTGATCGGGCTGAACGCCGGGTATAGCCCCCGATGGCGCGCCGGAATTCACCACCTCTATCCCGAATGGCCTGGCGAGCACGGCGGCTACCTGGACGAGTGACTGTCCGTTGAACTGGGTCGGCTCGGCCGCGCAGTCAATGAGATCAGCAGTAAGGCTGCGCCCTGATATGCCCACACTGACGGATGTGGCGTCATAACGAACAGGCGTCGCCTCAACCCAGCCAGTGATCACGAGATCACTGCCAATAAGGACTTCCACCTTGTCGCCGTTTTTTACTTTCGGCCGGAGTGAACCATCACCGTTCTCGCCAGGCCACTGCCGGGTAAGCTCAACGCTGAAATCGCGCGCCAGGCGCTCAATACCGGCCCCTATACGAACTGAAGTCCAGCCGCCCCACTCGCGGCCGTTAACACGAAGCGTGACGTTGTCATTCATCATATTTCTCTGTCTGTTACGGGATCAATTCGCCAGGCAAGCTGTCGTGTCGTGAGCCGGAGAGGCCTTCTCGGGAGGAAACCGGGATGCGCTATGCGGTTTCTCTGGACTATTTCCTCTGCCCGGTTCGCATCGTCATACGCGTAAGCGGCCATCACCAGGGCGGGGCCGGTATCTGAAGGTATAACGGTTACGGTTTTTTCAGACTGTCGCAACCGCTGGGTCAGGTCAGTATTCAGGTCTGCTTTCAGGCGGCGAAGCGCAATGAAAACACGGTCATCATTCGTGCGGCTCATCTCGCGATCGATAGCCACATTCAGCGTATCGCGAACGGCGGTAAGCTCCTCCCATGAAGGCATGTCTGGTTCAGGCGTATTTGAAGGGGCATTGCTCAGTGCCGGGTGCGACACGTTCGCCATTACAGCAGGGGTCTGCCCGCTTATACCACCAGGTGAAGATGCAACCGCCGCGGGTAACGTTGATACCGCGTAGGCCGCTTCGCTCAGTGCCGTGGTGCGTATCGCGCCGGCAACGGTGTTCCCCTGTTCAGTCTGCCATCTTGTGCTCTGGCTTTCTGTTTTCCATACGCCATGCGGCGCCAGGTCTTTCCCCATGCTGATACCGGAGAGGGTTTTGACCATCCTGATGATGTCGCCGGTGTTGCCGTAGAGTCTGTTTCCGGTACGCCACATTTTCTGAAGCGCATCAATAAAGCCTTTACCGGATGACGGCGGCGGGAGAAGAACGGAAATATCCCCCTGCAGCAGCCTGGCAGCGTCAGAAACCGAGCCGTCCACCATTTTCATGGCGTCAGAAACATAACCCAGCATACCGCCTGCCCGTTCAACCACTCCCCCCTGGATAAAGTCCGGCATCCCATCCATGCCAAACGCCTTAAATCCGTCACTGATGCAGTCGTCCAGGGCGGAACATGAGGAGGTCAGCACTTTCGCAGTCGCTGCGCCTGAGGTGGGATAAGAAAGCTCCCCGGCCTCAACGAATTTGAGATCAAAGCGCACCATCCGCCCTTCGTTTTTTGTGGTGCTTACGCGGATCTCGCCATCAACACATACGTTCATTTCACCGTAAGTGGGGTGAATAAGCGTACCGGGGCCGGGTTTGTTCAGCGCCTCGATGAGGCGGTCGCGCTGGTCGAAGCAGTCATCACCAACCACATACGCGGAAAATGAGGGACGACTCGTTATCTTACCGATGTCTTCGGTATAGGGCTTATCGCGGTTGGGGTATTCATGAGTTTCAACGCGCCGCCCTACCGGGGAACTTTCATCTTCAACCTTAAACGGTACGCCGCGGAATGAGGCGTCCTGTAACCTGTCTTTCCAAGACATAAATCCCCCATAACAGCGTATTATTTTTGATGGTCATAGAGTGAGGTGTTGCTATAAATTACTGACGTGGATAATTCACACTACGTTTGCAGTAAAAAATCCAACCATTAGGTGATTACATGAAAAAATTGTTGAAATGGATATTTTATATATTTATCGCATTTATGGTCTTAGGCTATATCGCAAGCAAGAACGATAAAAGTTCGCCTTCTTCAGCATCTAATGCAGAAGCGGTAGAGCCTGCGCCTCAAAAAGAAGTGTTTCAGACCACAGCCCGGCAGTTGTTTAAGGCTTATGATGAAAATGAAGTCGCAACCGATGAAAATATGAAAGGTAAGTTGGTTGCAGTTAAAGGTATCGTCCAGTCAATTGATAAGGATTTTACCGATTCCATTATTATTAGTTTCCAGACCGATAATCAGTTTATGCCGGCGCGCATGGAAATGCAGGACTCGGAAAAGGCATCCGCAATTGCACTTAAAAAAGGGCAACAGGTCACTGTAATTTGTGATCGAATGTCGCGTGTTGTTGGTGCTCCATCAGGGCGTGACTGCGTATTTGCCAAATGAATTTAAGGGAGGGTTTACCCTCCCATACCGGTCCGACCAATTCTGGTATAACCAACATCATGATTAACATCGATACCGCGTGAACTGCTATCAGTCACGGTCATGCCGGGAGGCGCGCCCTTAAACTCAACCGTAATTTTTCCCTCTGGCTTTTCCTGTCCCGATTGCTTGATCTGATACTGGTTATAACCTGCGCTTGCTACGCCTGTTCCATAAGCACCGTACCCACCAGTCCCCCATTGCGCGGCATTCATAGCATTGACGGTTTCAGAAGAGCCGTCCGTGAACCATTCAATAATGGGTTTTAACTTTGCCCACATATCCTGGAACCATTGGACGATCGGCTCCCAGTTATTAATAACAAGACCGAGAGGAGACCAGTCAAAGGCCTTTTTCATAATGGCCCAGCCAGTCTCGAAATAAGGCCCAACTGTATCCCAAAGCCATTTGAAGAAGGGAGCAAACTCCTTCCAGTTTGTAATAATGACGCCAGCCGCCAAACCTATTGCTGTAAGAAACAGCCCGACAGGTGACATAGCCAGAAGCCTACTCACAATACCCAGAGCCGAGCCAACTCCCAAGAACCCTAGCTTTACAACTGCAAGACCTGCTGCGAGGCCAAACGCCCCCCTGATTACCGCTGGATTTTTTTTCGCAAAAGTTGTGAATTTCTCACCGAGATCGCCAAGCCAGGCGGTTATTCTTTTCGCATCCCCCGAAAAGGCTCCGCCAATTGCGGCCAGGCCATTTGTTGCAGTACCGGTCATTGCATCCCACAGGTTTCCCAGGGTGCCAAGCTGCATTTCAACCCTTTTATTCAGGCTGGCCTGCTTATCCATTTTTTGCTGGATTTCGTCGTAACCGCTTTTCCCTTTTTTAATGAGAGCATCAACTACCTGTTTTGTTTCTGCGTCATCACCAAAAAGGGATTTAATTACTTCGGTCTTATCCGTATCTTTTAGTTTACGCAGCTTCTCCAGTTGACTGAACATTTTGTCCAGGCCGCCAAAGCTCCCTTTCCCGTCGGTGAAATCCAGCCGGATCCCCTGCTTTCTCAGGGTCTTGTTCGTTGCCTTAACTTTCTTCAGATCCAGTCCTGACTCGATAACCTTACGCAATGCGTTACCCGCAGACTCTCCCTGCATACCCATCTGGTCCATCATAACGCCGATAGGTACCAGGCTTTTCGCGGCGGTGAGGCCGTCCTTGTTGACCATACTCAGGACTGCGCTGGTTTTGGTAAAAAATGACAGCATATTGGTGTCGTCCACGCCCAGATAAAAGGCTTTCTGGATCGTGTCGAACAGCCCCATCATGTCTTTCGCTGCGGTCCCGGTTGCATCCTGCATTTTCGCCGCGAATTCAGCCGCCGCTTCCGGCGTTTTCTTGAGCTGGACGGCAAGGTAAGCCGATGCCTTCCCTACCCCACCAAGGATGTTTTCTGCGGGGATACCCTGGCGTACCAGCATCTGCATCATGTTCTGGAAATCAGCAGTCGTGCCAGGCAACTGGTTACCCAGGCCGATCGCCAGCTGGTTAATCTTTTCAAAGCCGGCACCAACCTGGCCGTTGGCTTCGGTCATTGCGACCTTAAGGCCCATGGCGGCATCTTCCTGTTGCGCGTACGCGCGACCGGTGATCGCCAGCCCGGCAGTTAACCCGGCAGCCATACCCAGACCGCCACTCCCCGCCCCCTCCGCTGCGCGACGGAACCGGCGGATATTACGCTGCATGCGCGAAAGTGTTGGCGAAAGGCGATCAATACCGGTGATCAGTGCCTTCAGTTCAAAGTTAGCCATGGCGCGGCTTCTCCTGCTCTATTCGGTTTGCCTGACTGACCAGCAGCGGAATTTCACTGATTGGCATACTCAGCAGTTCAAAGGGATTGATGCGCCAGTATCTGGCGCAGTCAAAGAAGCGATCAGTGAGGTAATCAGCCGTCAGGCCTGGAGGAAAAAACCTGCGACCATCCAGGCGGCAGCATTCAGATCTGCAGGAGACATCTGATCAACTGAGCTTTGCGGCACGTTCGCCAGGCGCACAATGTATTTCGAGACGACACCGGACAGTAGCTTAATCGACTCGTCCTGGTTCATCTGGTAGGGATAACCCAGCTCGCGGACGTCTTTGCCCGTCGGCTCTGTAAGCTCCAGAACGTGAACGGTCTCGCCATGAGCGGTAATCGGTTTAGTTAACTGCAGTTCCATCACTGGTAATCTCCTTCTTCACCGTGGAATTCAAGTTCTGCCGTGCCTTCTTCTGCATTGTGGTTCGCTTCACCATGCAGCCAGGCGGAAGACAGTACGTAGACCTGACCATTCGCCAGCTCAGCTGTGATGGTCATCTGATCTGATGTGGTGATTTTATTCACCGGGAAATCCTTCGGCACTTTAAAGGTGCCTTTAACGTAAGGCGCGCGATGGGTCTCTTTACGATCCACCGAACCCTCCATGCCAATGATGTCGTCATTAACGACGGTGTTCATCGGCACCTCAATCCCGCCGGTCAGCGATAGCTGCTGACCGTCGATTTTGAAATAACAGGTACCAGCAATTCTGGCCATTATGCTTCCTCCGGATACTGGAGACGGAACTGATTGAGGAGTGCAAACACACGCAGCTGATTGACGTAATCAGGCGGATAAAGCACGTTGATACGGGCCGGGTTATTCGCGTCGCGCTCCACGATCAGGTATTTCTTGAACAGATCGTAGTTCTCAACGATGCCCTCACGTTCCATCTGGCGGTAGGTTGCCAGCAGCTCTCCTTTAATGACCGCCGGTGTCACGATCGCCTGTCCGGGGCCAAAGCGGGTACCATCGTTTGCCAGCTTATGACGTCCGTATTTGCTTGTGATGACCGTCTTCAGGCGGCGCAGAACATACGCGCTGGTATGCAGCGTTTCGCTGTCCAGATAGCTGTTGTCGGCCACGCCATACGCGTTTTTCTTGTAGGTGGTGATATCGCGCTGAATGCGTAACACACCGCCTTCTGTATACGCCGTGGCAATCCCGTGCATTAACAAGGATTGCTGCTCGCTTTTGATAAAGCGTTTACCGTTGGGGGGTGGCAGCATGCCTGCCAGTTCGCCGGTCTGGGTTGGCCGGGCCGGGTCGATACGCAGGAAAACGGCAGCGCGAGCAGTACGACTTGCGGTCAGCTCATCAGCACAGCACTGAACGGCTTTCTCGTAACCTGCCAGGGTTAAGTGCGGATCGTTGAACGCATCCCCGGTAGTAATGAGGTCGCTTACTGTCGCAATTTTCGCCGTGTAAACGTGCCCGTAAATCTGGCGAAGCCAGCTCCAGCGCCCGCTCGTGTCGTTCATTTCCAGGCTGATGGTGTTAACCGACGCGGTATCGTTGAACGGATGACCGATATAGTCGAAGGACTCATCCCCCATTGCCGCAATCGTCCCGGTCAGGACTGGTGCGCCGGTGCCTGCGGCACCAACCGCGATCGCCACGTTTACGCCTGACGGCAGCACTTCACCACCACTGAAGCCGTAATAGTTCAGCGTGATCGGCGTGTCGTTGGCCCATGTGCCTTTGTGGCGCGCGGTCAGGGTAACCACGCCCTCAGCGGCGACAGCGGTAAACGGCGTCAGCCCGTCGGCAGTGATGGCGCCGGCGACAGACGTCGCGATAGCCGCCACGGTATCACCTGCGTTCACTGGTGCCTGAATGCGGCGATTACCGATGTAGAGCGAGATAACACCTGCGGCCTGGGCAGAGCCGGTAACCGTCAGGGTAAAGGTTGCTGCGGTACCTGCTGCCGGTTCCGGTACCGCTATAACCCACAGTTCACCGAAAGGGTCGGTTTTGCGATAAGCGTCAACCATGCGCGCCAGCTGGCTGCCTGCGCCGGCCATGCTGACGGCATAATCAGCCGACGGCATGAAAACAAGCTGGTTCGTTGCGATTTGCGCTCCGGTATTAGCATGCCCGATAAGAAGACTGGGCGCGCTGGTCTGTGCGGTGTTGGCTGCGCTGTTATCCATCTCTGCATAGAACAGCGGGACGCGCAAATCCGACGGGATGGTGTTCATTGAGACCGTCATTTTTTAGTCACCTGTTTTACGGGTTCTGCCTCATCTTCCGGCGGAACGATTTCAATATCCCCGTCCAGTTCACGACGGTACCAGTACTGATTTTCTTCGACGTTTCGCCCGGATTCAGGCAGCAGATCGCCGCGGGCAGGGTCATGAACCGACCGCCCTTTTTTGGGTTTTACAAACATGGAGCCTCTCAGGGGTTGAGGGTTATTTCGGTGTGATGCTCGATTTTCCCGTCCGGGCCGGTGCCCGGGTCGATGAAGTCGACGTCAATGCCCAGCTCTCTAAACTCATCAAGCGCATCAAGCTCAGTATGCTGGCGCGTCATTTCATCGGTGATTTCCATATCGCAGGTGAAATCAAACTGGTAATACAGACGTCCGCGATCCATATCCAGCAACTGACCGCCGGCGTAAATCACGATATCGCTGTTATCGTCTGGCCTCATGCCCAGCAGCGCTGACCAGAGCATCTTCTTGACTTCATCGATCGCGTCATAACTGGCGGCCTGACCACGGAGATCACGGCTGTTATCCAGTACCACCACAACGGCGAAGCCTTCTGTTACGGTCTGCCAGTAATCCGTTTTTGATTTCTGAGGAGCAACATTGTCGTCCGCCGGGATCACGTAAGCCGCAGGCAGCTTCATCTTCCCGGTCTCGGGAATGTTTTTGAACTCCGCGGCGCCGCTGATATTGGAGTCAAAAAAAGGGCACCGCCCGCGCAGTGCCCCGATTATTGTTGATAATTTCACGCTTAACTTCCTTCAGTTCTGACGGCCCGGCGTAGCGCCTGTGCTAACACATACCGCGTCCAGGGGGCGAGGTGCTCGAGTGCTTCGTTCATGAAGTTATTGCGGGGTGCAATACGCCAGCCACTTCCGCCCGACGCACCCCGGTTATGGCGTCTCTGGCGCCGTGCGCCCCGTTTGACACCATGCATGAGAAAAGCCGGGTAATAATCGCCGGTTATGCTTGCTGTTTTGCCCCTGCCTCGTTTCTGGTTGGGCGCTATTCGCACCATAAAACCGGGACGGCGGCTGGTAGCGTTCGGCACGTAAAAACCAATCGAGCCGGAAAGCTGACCACTGTCAGATCCGGGGTTCTGGCCCGGTTGCGATCGGTTGCGTGAGGCAATAAGTCGGCGGGCAACGGAGAGATGCTCCTGGCCTATTCCAATAAATGCCCGGCGAACCATTCGTTTGTCGAAAACGACATTGCCTGACTGCTGAAAATCAATGTGAAGAGAGCCATCAGCCATACATATCATCTCCTTCAGGGTTCTCTTCGCGCAGTTCCTCGCATTCCAGGAGAAGAAAACGCCGGGCATCATTGAGGTCTCGCGCACGCCTCACTGCATAAACCATCCCGTTATGAACCACTTCAAAATCCGCAGTAATGCCTTTGCGGAATCGAATGGTGAAATAATGCGTCAGTGCCTGGTCGGTCTGCGCTGATTCATGCATTGTCGTCGCGCTGACCTGTCGCACCCTGGACCACGCAGAAATAATGTTTTTGTATTCCTGAGTGGTGTCATAAACGCCGGCAGCGCGATCGATGCGCTGGCGGAGCATGATGCGTTTATCCAGTTCACCTGGATCAGGCAGGGTGTAAGTTGCGCTTGTTCGCGTCGATCGAAGTTGCATATCAGAATCCCGAAACAGGAAGCCGCCGGGACTGCAGCAGAAATTCAAAAGCCATGGGTGTTACTGACTTCTCAATTTCAGAGACAGAGCTGCGGTTTTCGTACCAGTGGCTGACAAGCATCAGCAACCCCAGCCGGATATCTTCTGTAATAACCATGCCGTCCTCATCGAGAGCGGGTATTTCGTCATTGGTCTTATAAAGATTCCGGTTGAGATAGGTGGTTGCCTTCGCTTCTGCTGCCAGTGCCAGCAGTTCCAGCAGCCCGTCTTCATCCGTAAAGTCATTCTCCAGGCGGCACTGCCTTTTGATTTCATCCAGCGTCAGGAGCATGGCTTCACCTTATTTGCCTTTGGTTTTGGCCTTCGAATCGGCATCAGCCTTCTCTTTAACCTCAGCTTCTGGCTGAGCTTTTACCTCTGCTTCGGCTTTTTCATCAGATTCGGCGTCATCACCGACCTGCCCGGCATAACCTTTTTTGATCAACTCACGTCCATGTTGCTCCAGGGTTTCAAACACATCCCCTTCCACCAGCACCTTTCCGCCAACATAAATGGGACGGATAATGGTCAGTTTCATAACACTCTCCCGACAAAAAAAGCGGCCCGGAGGCCGCCGTTATGGGTTATGCGCCACCAGCAGGCGCAGTGAAGGTGCCGTAGATAAACGCTTCAGGGCGTTTTACCGCCAGCGCCAGGCGCTCTTCGCAACGAATCGAAATCATGTTTTTCTCGAAGTCGTCGGCGTTCTCGGTTGAGATCACCACGTTGGCATCTTCACGATCAAAGATTTGTGCACCCGCATTGAATGCGCCGGTCAGGAACTTGCCAAGGAATGCCGCCGCTTCGGTCGCCACCACCGGCAGGCCCCACAGGGTTGGTCCGGTCAGCGCTGCCGGGTTCGCCAGGATGTAGCGGCCGAGCGTGTCTTTGCTGAGTTCAATTTTCGCCCAGTCAGTGAAGTGAAGGACGTGACCGGATGCCGGGAAGCGTGCCAGTTGCGCCTGCAGCATGGCCAGACGCAGATCATCAATACCGTTCTGCTGCTCAACTGAAAACGCAGCAGCATACGCAGACGCCTGCGGCACGATGCCATCCAGATGCGCACCAGTACCGTCACCGAAGAGAATTTCCTGTTCTTCGACGTATTTCAGACCATAGCGAAGCTCGGCATCAATCGTTGACTGAAGCTGCGGCATATCGTCAAGGATCTGTTTCGCCGCTTTGAACAGGTGCGCGATAGTGCGAACCGGCGTAATTTTTTCAGCGAAAGCGATATCGCTGTAGGGTTTGGTGGTATTTTCCGGCACAACCTTAGCGTTATTGGTAAAGCCGGTCTGCTGTACCCAGTAAATGGTATTAGACTCCGTGCGACCCGGTGCGATCAGGTCGCGAATAAACAGGCGCTGTTTCGGCTGGGCATCAATGCCAGGCAGACGATCCGGCGCAACAATCTGCCCAGGAACGTTTACTGTCAGAAGAGCAGCATTAACAGGAATGCTCAGGCGCTTGTTACCTTCGACACTGGCCGTGAACGCTTTCAGTGCTTCAGACGACACAACCTGATGGCCGACGGTCTCAATGACTTTAGCCGCATTGTGGACGGGCATTTGCGCAACATGCTGTTCAAGTTCGCCCAGTGATGCTTTCAGCGTTTTATTCGCTTCGTTGAGAGCGTTAAATTCAGTGGCAATTTTGTCCACCGCTTCCTTGGTCTGCGTGGAGAGCTGGCCGGAGTTTTTCGCTTCCCTGAGCGCATCTTCAGCTTTTTGGCTGAATGTGCCGGATACCTCTTCCAGCTTCGCAGATACTTTTTTCAGGAGTTCATTTACTTCTGACATAGTGATTCCTTATTTGCCGAACGCGGCAAGCGCGTTTTGAAGTTGTGCAATATTTTCTGGGTTGATTTCATCGGTAGCGCCCGGCGTACCAGCAGGATCGGCAGCAGCGCCTGGCTTGCTGCCGGTTAAAGCTTTAAGAAGTTTTCGCCGCTCTGACCGTGGCGTATCGGTTTTCGCGAGCAGCGCATCAAGTTTGCGCAGCGCTGCTGCCGGGCTGTCATTGTCATCAGCGATTTCATCAGCAGACAGCAGGCGATCGGCAAACCCTTTCTCGACCGCATCGCTGCCGCCGATATAGGTTTCAGCATTCATCATCACCTCAATGGTTTCCGCATTCAGACCAGTCTTTGCGCCGTAGATATCGTTCATGGCCTTATCAAACGGCTCCATGTCAGCGGCGATCTGAGCCAGGTCATGACGGTTGCCCATCGCGTAAACCCAGCAGTTGTGGATCATCAGAAACGCACCGCGCCCAATCTGCACCTCATCACCCGCCATCGCAATAATGGAGGCAGCAGACGCCGCCAGACCCAGCACCTTCACGGTGACTTTGCCTTCGTACTCACGCAGCAGGTTGTAAATTGCCAGGCCTTCGAACATGTCGCCGCCCGGGGAATTGATATTCACTGTCACGTCTGCGCCGCCAATTGCACGCAGTGCCCCGGCAATACGGCTGGCGGTAACGCCTTCGCCGTACCAGTCGGCACCGATGACATCGAAGACAGAAATACTGTTTTCATCAGACTTTGCGGCTTTAATGCCGCCGTTCCAGCGCTCCATGGCAGAAGACGGCAGGTCGCGATTTTCGCGCGCAAAAGGCCGCCCCTCCGGCGCTTGCGGAAGGCTTTTCAGAGTCATTGGTTTTAATCCTGCGTTTCGGAGGTTTGCGACGCCTGTGCGTCGGTTGAGGTGTAAGGCTGAGTTTGACGCTCCGGGAATAACCATCCTTCCAGCGCTGCCCTCACCTTTTCGCCGTTACTTCCACTTTCCTTCCTAAGCTGATCTAGGGGGGTAAGGTTCAGCTGAACGGTGTAGATGTCTCCACCGTCAATTGGCGGAAGATTCTCAAGCCTGCGTACGTCATTGCGGGACATCCATCCGTTTTGCAGTGCTGTGGTGTAGTAGGCAGAACGCCCGGCGCTGTCCGCGCGCAGGAGCCCTTCCACTGAGAATTCAGCAAATAAATCGTCATCGCCGTTAAGGAGGCAGCGCGAGATTTCCTGCTCAATGTTAACAAGGAGCGGTCGCAGCGTATTGGTCAGGAATATCAGGTTCATACCTTCTACACTCGACGACCAGCTGCTCTGCTTCGTCGTGTGACCCACCATAAACGGCGGCACCCGGAACCATCGGCAGATTTCTTCTATGCTGAACGAACGTGACTCCAGCATCTGGGCATCTTCAGGATTAAGGGTGATACCCTGATAGGACATATCCCCTTCAAGCACCATTACCTTGCCGGCGTTTTTGGATCCAACGAACCGGTTAAGGTTTTCCCGATTCTTCTGCCGCTGCTCTTTGGTAAGCAGATTTTTTGACAGAAAGAAGCCGGACGTCTGAATCCCGTTTTCAAAGATTTTCGCTGCAGATTCCTCGACTGCCATCGCCGCGCCGAATACATCACGCCCCGTGCGCATCGGCATCATGCCGCAAACGCCATCCAGACCAAAACCCCGGATGTGCATCATATTTTTAACCGGTATGATGCGTGGCACGCCCTTCTCGGTGTAGGTGTACTTCAGTTCGCCGCTGTCCAGCCGTTCCACTTTCATGCTTTGAGGAAGAAGTGGTACAAGCGAAACCAGCTTGGTACCGATCATCTTTTTCTCAACGTAGGCATTACCCCGCAGACAGATACTGGCAACCACCATCAACATAAAGCGCGACGGCGTCATTTCGCTGTTGGGCCTCCGGCACAGCACCTGATAAGCCGGGTGATTAAGCGCAAGTTTGCGCGAGCCATCAGCCGCCCGCTCGTATACTTTCATTGGCAGGGTTGAAACGGATTCACTCAGCAGGCGCACACAGGCCCAGACAGAAGCCAGCGCCAGCGCTTTTTCTGCTGTCACTACCTTGCCGCTGCTACTGGTGCCGTACCACTCCTGCCAGAAAGTCGCGTCATTCAGTCCGATGGACTCGCCAAGCCAGTTAACAATCGCGCTCTTGATGCGGCCCGGCCGTTTTTTTTCCTTCATCAGATACCTACCATGATCGGGTCATCAAAAAAATCATCAGGGTCGCCAGTCTCTACAAGAATCGCGTCCTCTGCCGCGCCGATGGCCATAGCTGAAGCCACCACCCCATCAATACGACCGGTACTCTTTTTCTTGGCAAAGATGCGGTTGTCTTTCTGATCTGCTTCAAGTACTGCCGAAGCGGCATTCCAGCGCAGACAGGGGTTGGTGCGGATAATCAGTTCGCCGCTGTTAAGGTGCTCTTCAAAAATCTCGATTGAGCGCGGCATCCACAGTCCTGATTCCTGCGCCTTATAGAAACCCTGCCCGTGCGGTATCAGCTCAACGCTCACCGATTCGTTTTCAAGCTCGGGTTCAAGGTACTTAATGCGGTACTGGTCGAAGGCGATGCATTTTATGTTGTACTTCGCTGCCAGCTCACCGATACGGGAAGCAACAAAGCCATAATTAACTGCCTTTCCTGGCGGCGCGTGGATAAAGCCGTTACGTAACCATGCGTCATACGGCACATGGTCTGTCTTTGCCCGCTCAAGCATCGTATCTTTCGGGGTCCAGAACTCCACCAGCAGGCGTTTAAGTCTGGGAAAGTAAAGCGCCAAAGCCGTCAGATCGCGTGATCCTGAAAGATCAAGGCCACCATAACACTCCTCGCCGTTGAGCTCGTCAGGGTCGAAATCCTGCTCGCATTTCATCCACGTATCGCTGTCTATCCACGGATCCGCAGACTCCACCCACTGACAGAAGTTAAGGCGGCGAACAATACTTTCTTTCGAGGGCATGCCCCGCGCCTGAGTAACCTGCTCACGCAAATATTTCTCGGTGAAGGTATGTCCCAGCGACGGGTTAGCTTTACCCCAGCAGGACTCATCCTTAAACGGGTCGTCGCCCTCATCAAGCGAGCAGATGAAGCTGAAAAAGCTGTCGTCCTCAAGGTCGCCGGCTGCAACCTTGCGACCATATTCGTGATACTCAAAGCAAACGCTGGTTTTATCGTGTCCGCTGTTGGTGATCAGGAACATGAGCGCCTGCCGGCGGCCTTTCGTTCCGGCGCGCATCATCTCAACGACTGCGTTTGTTTTGTGTTCGTGAACCTCATCAATCAGGGCGCCGTGCGGACGCGGACCGGACTGGCCATCGTCAGAACTGATGGGTTTGAAAAAAGAACCCGTCTGCAGAAATGCCAGGTTCCATACATTCAGGCCGGTGCCGGATTTGGTGATGCGCTGCGCCAGCGCCGGAGACTGATCAACCATCGTCACCGCATCGCGGAAGAGGATCATCGCCTGATCTTTCTTGGTGGCCGCGGCATATACCTCGGCGCGGGGTTCTTTATCGGCCATCAGCAGATAAAGCCCCACGCCTCCCGCCAGCGGTGACTTCCCTGAACCTTTACCGGACTCGATGTAACTCATGCGAAAACGGCGGGTGCCGTCGGCACTCTTCCAGCCAAACAGAGATCCAACAATGAAGCACTGCCAGGGCAGAAGAATAAATGGCTGCCCTTCATGCTCGCCGCCGTTCAGCTTCAGCACCCTGGCAAAGAAATTGATGACCCGACTTACTGCTTCAACATCCCAGAACAGGCCTCGAGCCGGACCATTTTCCAGATCGCGAATATGACGCGCGCAGGCGTTACGGATATCAGGCCCTGCAAGTACCTTCCCCGTTGTTACATCTAATGCATATTGCGTTGCGGGATCAGCCGAAGAACTGGTTGAGCGGGTCTTCTTCTTTTTCTCCACCATCGACATTTACCTTTGACCTGGACGCAGGAGTTAAACCGAACTCGACTAGATAGCTTTTGAACCGGCGATCCGCATCAGCCAGCATGGCAACAGCCGGATTCGCCTTGATAAGAAAATCGCCCATCTGCGTTTTGGTCGTATAGGTGCGCCCTTCGATATCCACTAACTGGCGCAACTGCAGAATTTCCGCGTACAAATCGCAGAGCCGTTCAAGCGCGAGAGTATCGGCAACCGTAAGCACCCCCATGCCGTCCAGAAGAACGGTGAGTTTGCCCCAGGCTGTTTTTCCCCAGTCGGTCAGATGTGATGGCGGGCTTGGTATCTCGCGGGCTGGCTTCGGCTCGTTTTTATTGAGCGCACGCTTGCCCGGATTACCTGTAACAACTTTCAGATGGGTTGGTTTTGGTCGCCTTCCGGCCATTAAAACCTCCCGGAAAAAAACTTTTCATTTCGCGGTTGTGCACAAAAAGGAGGGCTGGCGGTCAGGAACAGGGTGTTCCCTGAACTTTTAACCCGCCCTCCCCCCTTGATTCACCTTCGCCAGTGTGACCCCGGGTCAAGCGGCAGGCCGTTCTCATCACAGCCAATGACGTGGCCGCGCTTCTCTTCCCGTTGCTTGGTGGAGTCGTGATGCTGCTTGCAAAGGGGTTGCCAGTTGGTCTTATCCCAGAAGAGCTTTTGTGCTTTTGCTATCGCTTCCTGGCTTCCGCCGTTCAGCGCTTCTTTAAGCCTGTGCGGTCTGATGTGGTCAACGACCGTAGCCGGAACAGCCCTGCCCTGTCTGTGGCACATTACACACAGTGGATGTGACTTCAGAAACGACAACCTGGCTTTATCCCAGCGGCTGTTATAGATGCGTGGCTCAGCCATTCATTACCCCGGTTACTGTTTGTATATTGGCGTTGCAGAAACACTGACAACATTGGCCAGAGTAATAAGCTTTTCTGTAATCTCACCCTCCCCTTGCCGCATCGAATAAAATTGCAATTGATGTGATGGGTGATGCATTGATTTACCTGTTTCATAGGTGCCGTCGATATGCCTTACTACGATCTCGAAGTGATCTAAGACTTTAGCCTAACCTGCTCCGGTATCTGTTATGCCATTACAATGGCGTTTTCCCGTGGTGATAACAAAAAGTGCTGTTGACGAATTCGTCAATGTTTTCATTTGGTTAAATAAGTGCTTTTATAAAAAGATACGTTAATCACTTTTGTTAATTGGAGAGCATTGTGGAACTTAGTAAAGATGATTCACACCCATACGACTGGCTATTTATTTCCTTCTCCAAGCCCCTAGTAATGCTTGGCCTTCAAATATTCATTTTATTTGCTGGAGTTATCCTGACTGCTTCTTTGCAAAATCCTACTTTACTTCCTAGATTTGGCACCCTAAGCACATTGCCCGGAATTTTATTAACAATGTCGCCTGTTTTTTATAAAGGAGTCTACAGAGCGTTCGAGGAACACCCTCCTATGGCGAGCGATTATCTGAAGGGAAGCGATGGAAAGCCTACAGCTACGACTAAGGAATCCAGAAAATTATCAATGAGTATCGTGATCGGCACAATCATGGTTTCAATCAGTACGGTAATTAGTGCTTTTGGTGATTTGCTTTTTTTAAATAATTAATAGGCCATCAATTTTTTGCTTTTGTATGCCAGTTTCGCGACGCTTCACAACGTGGCTAACCGTAGGGGTTGTGCAGAGCGGAGAGAACATCATCGGGCGCTCTACCGTAAAGCGCCTGGGGTTGCTCACTTAACCGAGTTATACCAGGCCTGCCAGCGGTACTTATCCAGCCGCAGCTCGCGCAGGCATTGCGCTGTCTCGATGTCCGCCTGCAGATCCGCATCGCTGTCTGCACCTGCATCACTTGCCTTGCACGGTTCCTGCATCAAATCCGCTGATGGCGTTGGCAGCGTCGATAGCACGTTGGCGCAACCGCACAGACTCATCATCAAACTGGCACACAGAACGGTTCGGATTCTGAACATATTTCACCACGTCGCGGGTTATGGTCCGGTAAACCACTTTAGCTTCGGCACTGGCCGCAGCGGCTTTCTTCTCTACCGGCTGGATGGCTTTCTCGGCTTTTTCTTTTTTGGCCTCCGCCAGCGCGTTAATGTGGTCAGCGTGAGCATTCCACCCGGAACGCCAGGCAATAAGCGCCGTGGCAGAGATGCTGACCACCAGCACCAGCAAAACATAATGCCATTTCATACCAGAGCACTCCGCGCCCGGTTGTAACGCTGGCGGCGGTCTTCAAGCCCGTTTTGTCCGCCATTGATAATCTGCGTGACGCGGGCAAGGTCACCGGAGTAAAGCAGGCATCCGCTGGTGGCAAAGAACCATGCTGCCGAACGCGCCGCGTTACGCTCCTGCTCCAGCAGTTCAGGGCTGGAGACCAGGTCGAGTTTCAGCGCGGCGCCGCAGCGTCGGTAATTATCCTGACCGGTGATCTGAATCAGGCCGCGACCACGATATTCCCAGCCATCACCCGGGGCTTTGTTGCCCAGGCGTTTGCTGTATACCAGGTTCGCGATTGCGCGCTGACGCTCCAGTGGCAACACCTTTTCATACGAACGGCGGCCTAGTGAATTAGCCTGGTCCTGAGTGAGTCGCCCGGCACGAACGAAATTCGCCAGGCCCGCAACGCTGTAGTTCATGCTCTCCACCAGCCGGGAGAAGCCAACAGATTCATGCCCGGTCTGAGCGATAAACATCGCCTGGTCAGTCGGTGCCGTGATGCCGAATTCCTTCATTGCCGCATCGATGTGCGGAAACCAGCGCGCAGCTAATCCGGCGCTTATACCAGCCGCCTGCTGAAATAGTGATTGGTTCATTCCGGCCTCAGTACATAGAAGAGCCGCGCCACGTTACCACGTGCTCGAAACACGGCGGCGCAGATAATCAGGTTTATAGTCACGGTTGCCCAGTGCGCATGCAGGTAGGAGTCAAACAGGTACCGGAACGGCACCGACGCATACGCCACGATAATCAGGTAGGCCAGCCATGAGGCCCACGGGTTATGTCGCCCGCCAGGCTTACGGAACATCATCAGGCGCAGAACAATGGCGGCACAGGCCGCTACGTTTGTCAGCACCAGCGGATCGTTAGTTACCATTGGTTCCCCCTCTCCAGCGTGCGAGCAGCTTTAGCGGGTCCTGTTCACTGAAAAACGTCAGTGTTTTGATTGCGACGGCAGATAAAATTACCGCGCCGAGAGCATCCAGCGGTTTATCGGCATAGCCGGTTATGCTCGCCAGCCACGAACCCACCAGCCCGGAGCCATAGACACCAGCAAAATACGACACGACGAAATACGCGGAACGGCGAAAAATCGTCAGGTCGGCAGCGGTGGCCACGTAGAACACAGCCCCGGCAAACGCGCCGAACACCACGCCGTAATCCGTGCCGGTAAGCAGTCCAAAAATGCTGGCGCCGGTCAGCGCGCTACCGGCGGCTACGGTACCGGATAAAGGTTCGGACATTACGCCCCCTCTTGTGTGTGAGTCCTCTCAGGAGTGAGGGGAAATAAAAAAGGCCCACCGAAGTGAGCCTTACTACATAGTTTTGACCAGCTAATTAATGCTTCGAATTGAATCGGGTTACTTCCTCAGGCAGAGGTGTCGCAGTAAGGCTCGAAAGATCCGGTTGAGCAAGCTCTAACTGGATAAAGCGTTCCTCAGAAATGGGAACTTCAGCTCCATTTGGATACTGCACAAGCCTTGTGCCATGGGAATCAATGGCATCAGAAACAAGCACCGAATGAAGTGTTACTTGCCCGGAGGAATGTATGTGTTTGACAAGCATTGGGTACAGAAAGAAATGTCGGGACTTAAACATAATAATGTCGAATCTGAGCAGAACATTATTCAAGTTTAACCCCCTACATCGAAGACTGCTAAAGCAAGGACCGTGATCACCAGCAAGTTTTTTAAAGCATCTTCTTTGTCTTTTCTTTAGGCGTAAAAAAACCCGCGCTGCGGCGGGTTTGTTAACGTTGAACATACAATGCCCATCGTTAACGTAAAATTTACACAAAAACGGCAACTTTGCAAGTAACGTGACGCCAAATTATGAGATTTCTATCATATCTTGCGTACGAGTTACCTTTTTCAGTTGTGCTTCCGCATTGCTTTCTTCCTCAAAGCATTTGGTTACCAGACTTTCATAGAATGGCTTCCAGCTATAGCGCCATGTTCGGTCCGGGAGGCTGTCCAGTTGCGAAAGAATACCGCGGTATGCAACAGAGGATTTTGGTCTACTGTAGCCCCTCCCCTCGCAACGTTTACACTCTTTATAAACAGGGACACCCTGAAGCTCTGACTTCTTCCGGTCCAGTGTTTTCCCCGTTCCGCCACACTGGCAGCGCTTGCTGATTTTTCCGGTACCACTACATTTGCCACACAGCTGGTGGTCCACATCCTTAACCTGACGGAATACCTCAAAATCAGAGGGCGACTGGCCCAGAGTTTTAGCAAATTGAGGCAGGCGCATTGTGTAATGGCTTTTTGTAATCATGCTGGTTTTCGTGATCAGCCCTTTACCATGGCATTTCGGACAGTCGTAACTGTCTGCGGCTGATGATGCGTAATCGTTAAACGCGAATCGGGCAAGGATACGCATGCATAGCGAAAACTTTTTCCCGGCAGCTTTGCGTACAGCCATCGGCGCACGCAGTTTGGCGTATTCAGTCAGCCAGGATATAGCAGCATCTTTATCCTGTGGGCTAATCCCCGCTTTCCCAAGGTACATGGCAAGCCCTATGCCTGCATCAGCCTGAGTCATACCCAGCGCCGCCATAACATCCGTTACTGTTAATTGCTCGCTCGCAGTAGCGCGAACGCTGTCAGAGATATGCATCCCTTTCGGGGCAAAAAATTTTATTACGCTGTCCAGATTCATCGCGGTCTCCACTCCGTCTACGCCAGCGCGCCAATGGCAAGCGCCCGGTCTAATGTCTTAAGCAGCAGCTCCGGCTGCGTGCCGTATTTGGCTTCAAAAGCCCCTACATCCGCATGAAGTTCATCGTGGTGCGTTCTGCACAAAGGCAACACGAATAAGTCATGGGCTTTGGTCCCCATTCCGCCCTGGCCGTATCCGATCAGGTGGTGGGGATCGTCTGCTGTTTTGCCACAACATGCGCACGGCTGCGACTTCACCCAGCGGGTGTACTTCTCGTTCTGCCAGCGGCGGCGCTTCGGTCGCAACATGAAAGACTCCGGCGTCTCCGGGTCAACCTTCAGCGCCAGAACCTGCTTTACTGCCTCATCCATCATGCTGGTGGCCGGTACCGCAGGCATAATGTCCGCTTCACGGGTTACTGACTGGACAACCTGCGGCGGCATGCTCATCGCCTGGCGCGCAACTGCCTCCGGGATCACGTGCGCCAGCTTATTAAACGTCAGCCACCAGCAAAGCTCCGGCAGGGTCACCGCGTGGGAATCGTCGAACCCCAGACCGCGGCGGACCGCCGACAATACCCAGGCTACCAGGTTTGCCCGCGCAATGCCCGCCAGTTCTGCGGTGAAATGGTCCCGCACTTTGTTATCGCAGGACCAGCACAGACGCAGCGCGCCTGGGGCGTGGCGCATGGTCACCATTTCGCGGTGGTGATAGCTGGCATGCGGGTACTGGCAGCCGGATTCTCCCAGCAGCCAGGCTTCCAGGCTTGCCAGCCCACCAGCACGCAGTATTACTTCGGGGTGTTCGAATACAGGCACCATATCCGGCTCTTCAGCCAGTGGCTGGCGTGCCGCCGGTATTTCACCTGTCGGCAGGTCAGCCAGGCGATCAGGCTCGTTCTCCAGCAGGATTCGACCGCGTAAGAAATGTGGCAGCAGCTCAGGGCCGGGCCGGAATGCCACCAGCCCGAACTCTTTGACGATCACAGGGGTTAACAGTGCTCTCACGCTGCATTACCTTTAACAATATGCTCTGCCCATAATCCGCCAATCCACTTCACCCCCTTTGCAGTAAAGCGCGCCTGGCTGAATGCATGGTTGGAAGTGGTCGACGTCCCCGTTTTGACTTCAAAGCGCCCGGCAGCAATATGCTGATGCCGCGGAGTCAATGCCCCGCCCAGGCGATACATGATGTCGTTATCTATCAGGAACAGACGGAACTCTGGTTCTTTCGCCTTGAGCAGCTTCGCCACCTGGCGGAACGAAAGCGAGCCGCTGGCGGTACAGTACCGGTCCACAAATTCCACCTTCGGAGCGGCGGCGGCCAGTTCCAGTGTCAGTTTTTCTTTTTGCTCAGCGAGATCGGCAGCCAGGCGCAACGCTTCTGGCAACGACTGGGGCACGCTCATCTGTTGCCCGTTCTCCAGTTCAAGCCAGCGGTCAATAATGCGTTTACGCAATACCACGTTGTAACCAGAGACCAGAGTCAGGCATAAATCTTTTGGCAGGTGATACAGCGGATAGCTACGCCCACGCTCGTCACGGTAATCTCCCGAAAATTCGGGAGATTGAATATTGAGCTGCTGAAGCATGTTGCGGATATCAGCCATTACATGGTCGTGCCGCTTATCGCACAACCCGGCAATTTCGAGGCTACTCATCGCCGGAAACCCCGGATTGTTTTTAACGTTGGTTAATTGTTGCATGCTGTTCTCCACTGTTCAGGCGGCTGCACCCGCCGGGTTAAATATACTTATCGTGATTTCTACTTTGCCTTTCGGTACTACTGGCCCCCACTCCACCAGCATGCGTTTCACCTGGCTGTCGTCCTCCCAGACGCCCGCATGCGTCAGCGCGTCAAACAGCGCTTTGTTGTAGTTATCCAGATCACGGCGGCGCTGATCCGGAGGGAAAAGAGTTATTGCAACCGCCGCCGGCGTTGTTGATGGTTTCGGCAGACGACGCAGTTGCTCGATGATGGCAGCGCAGGCGTCACTCTGATATTTACGCCCGGCAGCGCTGATAAGGTGGCGGCCAGCCAGCGGCCCCTTGTTCGGGGCGCGCCAGTAAGTGTTTACGCTCGGCGGAAATGGCAGGATCAGTTTCATAGCTCAACCCCGCGCATTTCGAGAAAGGCCATGGCATTTTCCCTGGCATGCTTATCGCCATTAAGCAGCGAACGAACCAGAGTAACTGCCTCATCCTCTACGCTCTGACCATTAACCGAGATACCCCGGGAAACTCCCGGATGAATGGTGATGGCACCCTTACGCTGCAGCGCACGAAGGTGATCGTTAGCCGCATTCGGCGAACGGCAGCCCATCAAGCCAGCCAGCTCATAAATGGTTGGCGGGAATCCATGATCAGCGATGTAATCGATAATAAGATCTAGGACTTCCTGCTGTCGTACGGTTAATTTCCTCACGCTGCTTTCTCCTTGTTGCCCACACATAGGTCTGGAAGATTTGCGCGAACGAGCGCTTCAGCGAATGGCGGCGGTACCGCGTTGCCGCACCGCGCGACCTGCTTGTCTTTTGCGTACCTTACCCCGCGATAGTCACGGTCAATGATGTACCAGTCCGGAAAACCCTGTGCCGCGTATAGCTCGTGCGGTTGCAGCATGCGCATGCCAATATCAACGATGCGGTAAACGATGCCATCCACGGTTACCAGTCCGTCAGAATCCGCCCCGCAATACTCCCGCAGGAATGCCAGGGCCTCATCGGCGCGCTGCTGGTCGTATTCATCAACGGCCAAGTGCGTCTCAACGTTCCCCACGTGCAGGCCACCAGCTGTTAACCCTGGCGCTGGCGCGTCAACAACTCGACCATCCCGGCAGGTGCCGCGCAGCATCACCAGATGCGAAGTGACAAGACCATGATGATCGGTGGTTGTGACCGTATGTGCTGGCGCACCCATCGCGGCGCCGGGCCCGGAATAGTTGCCGCCAAAGTGCTTTACGAGATTTGCCGCCACCAGCCCGAACTTACCACCACCAGCGACCACAGTTCCCAGCGGCTTATGCAGACCTGGCACGCGTGGTTCCTGCCCGGGGCGTTCGCCGTAACCCATCTGGATCAGCGTCGGCGTTATCAGTTGCGATTTTCCGCCGCCACTAGCGGTAATCTTGGCGCTCGGTTCGTCAGCCCGGTGGCCGATGCTGGCACCGAACTGACGGGCAATTACTGGCGCAACGACGCATGACCGTGACTCTTTCAGGATGGTATGCGCGGGTTTATCCAGCGGGCGCGGTTTGGCCTGATATTCGCTGCCACCATTACCCGCCAGGAACGGGGTAAGTGCGGCTTCCACCACACCCAGCGCATGCCCGTTTCCGCCCGGACGCTTCGATGTACCGGCAGTGATTGTCGGTACCGGTTCGCAAACCTCCTGTCCGGTTGCGCCAGTACGGAATTTTGTCAGGTGCGGCACCGCGACAGCATAGCCGTGTGTTTTGGTAATGGTCTGTAGCGGATCCGACAGCGCCTGCCCACGGAAACAGTCGTAACTGGTTCGGTTGCTGGTGTGATTACACTTCACGATGAACGGCGACGCATTGTCGATCACGAACCGCTGAATGCCTCGGGCAATTCGTTTGAGGGTGTTTTCCGCCAGCGGCTTTTTGCGATCGAATATGGACTGCGCAGGGATAGACCAGTCGATACACTCCGCCGCCGTCCGCCAGGCTTTCAGCTTACCGTTCTGCACTGCTGGCGATTTAGGATCACCGTGTGTCTGCTCTGGCCAGCTCACCGGAACGCCGTCGCACCGCATAACCATGAAAAAACGCTTTCTGATTGTCGGCGCGCCAAAATCACACGCCCGCAACTCGCGATGATCAACTGAATATCCGAGCCCGGCCACCAGCTGCTGCGCCTGCTCGCCGTCGGCGGCAATGCCCAGGAACTCGCAACACTCTGCCAGAGCCGGATGACCGGCGGGGATACCGCCGGAAAGCATGCCGCAGAACGCTTCGAAGGTTTCTCCAGCGCGATCAGGGTTCGGGCGCTGCCCTCCATCAGCGGATACAATGAGCGGACCCCACGTTTTGAACTCTTCGACGTTCTCCAGCATCATCACGCGTGGCCGCACCGCCAGCGCCCAGCGAATAACGATCCACGCCAGACCGCGAATTTCTTTCTCCACCGGCTTTGAGCCCTTGGCCTTCGAGAAGTGTCGGCAATCCGGGCTAAACCATGCCAGCCCCACCGGGCGGCCTGCCGTCGCCGCCATCGGGTTTACATCAAACACCGATTCGCAGTAATGCAAAGTATCCGGGTGGTTCGTGGTGTGCATCGCGACGGCGTTCTCGTCGTGGTTGATAGCAATATCCACACTGCGGCCAATAGCCATCTCAATACCGGTAGATGCCCCGCCGCCGCCAGCAAAATTATCAACAATGATTTCTTTCACGCTGCCTTCTCCATTACTGCAGCCATTTCGCTGGCGGCTTTTATGATTTCAGTCATCGGCATTCTCTCCAGCCACATCCTGTTTATGTGGTATTTCACTTTTTTCTGGCTGCTTTCCGTCAGCACTGCGGTATCTGAAACCTTGTCAAAAAGCGCCGAAACCTCTGCTGGCCATTTTTCTGGAAGTTGTTCCGGAGTTGCAGGGAGTGACGAAACAGAAGTAAGGCGATCGGCTAACCGGCGGATCTGCGCCAGGAATGCATCGCCGCGCGCTTCCAGTTCTTTACGGCTGACATAACTCATCGCCGGGCCGCGCCAGTTCTTATCGAATACAGCAACCGCACCAGCAAAGAACGCGCCGGACGGTACCTGCTTTTCATCCTTCGGTACAAACCAGGTCGGCAAATCGAAACCGATACGCCCGCGGATAAACGCGATATGATCGGCATCCTCCGGCCACCACACCTCACTGGTTGCGGCTTTGATCAGGAAAACATAACGGCCCCCCTTTTCGCGCATCGCGCTTGCGTGTTGCATGATGTAACGCATACCAGTGATGTACTGCTCTTCATGCTGGCTGGCGCGGCTGTAAGGCGGATTGCCGAACGCGGCACCGTTGAGCTCTTCCAGACGGGCGGACCAGTCCTTTGTCAGTGCGTTATCCTCGGCGGTGTAATAGGCCTCGCATTTGCTGTTCTCTCCATCGCTGAACAGGTCCAGCACCAGCGGGCCAAACATCGCATTGATACCCCAGAAGATGTTTTCAGGTGTACGCCACTGATCCCCAACTTCCTTCAGTTCGTGCACCGCCTGGCTACGGAGTTCAGCAAGTTCACGGCAATATTTATTTGGCATTATTCTTCCCCCACGTATCGGCCCGCGAGAAAGCAACGGCCTTCCGGTGCTCTGTAATTTCCCGCATTGCGAAGACAGGCAGCACGGCACGAGATATAGCGGTTCCGATCTGTATTGCTGATGGCCATATCAAAGGCTTTAAGCCAGACAGATGCGGCGCGGAAATAGAGCTCCTGCGCTTCCAGCTGCTGCGCGCGGTTTTCCAGTTCGGTCAGTCTCAGGAGAGCTTCTTCCGATAATGCTTCTGGCTCTTTTTCCTGAATCGGGTAATAAGCCAGGGAAGATTCAATCAACTCGCGCGCCAGCTTGCCCTCAGCAAAAAACCGACTCAGACAGCGATTGACGGTACTGATATTTACGCCGGGTATGGCTTCGGCAACCTGCCGATAATTGCAGCCAGGGTTCTTGTTCACGTAATGCAGAATTTCAGATGCGATGCTCATCCCCGGAACCCCTCTGGAATGTTTTTATCGACCTGGCCGATTGCGTTGATGTCTCGCGGGCGAGTGGTATCCCACGTTTCACGCAGCGGGCGGCCTTTTGCCTCCCAGCGCGAGGCGCTTTGCAGGTAACCTTCGAACTTTTTCGGGCCGAACAGGGTTTCAGGACGCATGTACTGGTATTGCTCATCGTTGCCGTGCCAGTGTTCATGTTTCAAATCAATCACCAGTTTCAGATCGCTAACGCTGTACCCGTCGCGCAGCCGGGCGCGGATGTTCTCCAGGGATGTTCTGGATTTCTGGTACCGGGATCCGCTGACCTGGTTCAGGTGAGTTAAAACCTCGATCGCCTGGTCGGTAATCACCACTTCCGGGTCGGGTTGCGCAGCAACCTGACAAGAAAGTTTTTTATCTGATGGATCATGTTTTGAATTTACTGACGGATCCCCGCCAGATTCTGACGGGTCAAAACCGCAGTTTTTGCTGGATTCTGAAGCCTCAAATTTTGACGGGTCAGATTTTGATGCGTCAGATTTTGACGGGTCAGAATCTGACAGGTGAGACAGTGCAGCCGCCTGAAGCTTTGCCACATTGAGCTGGTAAATGTTGGACGCGTTGCGGTTACCCTGGCGGCGCTGAGTGCGTGAAAGCCAGCCGTCCTTCTCCAGTTTGGCGATCGCCGTGCGGACAGTGCTTGGCCCGGCACCGAGCTGGCGCGCAATGGTCTCTATCGAAGGCCAGCACACGCCCTCGTCACTGCTGAAATCAGCCAGCCGTGCCATGATGGCCACACTGGATAACTTCATGCCTGACGCCGCGCAGCCGTCCCACACGTAGCTGCTTAATTTAGTGCTCATGGTCGCCCTCTATTTCCCTGAACTTACGCTGGAATTGCTCGAGCGGACTGAAGCACTCGCCATGCTCGTAGCCTTCCCGCAGGTAGATAACGCGGCGGGTTTCAGGCTCCCATCGGATAACCCTGACGGGCACGCCGTAGTGATCGCGGAACCACCGGTTAAGTTCTTGCATAATTGCGCCGCAACCTCCTCGCACCAGTCCCCCACAGCCCACTTAGCAAACTCGTGGGTTACAACTTCGCGATCGCCCGGTACATTGACTGCATAGCAAAACGGAACCGGCTCGCGGCCACCAGGCATAGGCAACGCAATGAGTTGCGAGCGGCGGTACTGTGTTGTTAAACTGTTCATGCGTTAGTTCTCCACTGATTACGACACGCCACGGCGCCCGGAGCTGCACACTCGCGGGCGTCACTCTTTTCTGAGGTACAGAAAACGCGATACAGCAGCGTTAAATGCTCCTGCCACTTCGTCATGACCTGATAACTGTTCTCTTCGATTTGCTCCCGTTCTGCCTGGTCAATTACCCCGTCCTGTGTCGCTTTGCGGATGAACTGCGAGTGACGACCAATCCACTCGATGGATTCCATCAGGCGATCGTTAATGTCGGCGTTATCAACTTCTTCGATTTCCACCAGCGGCACGTTCACGCTGTTCGACTGGCGTGAAACGGCGTCGGCGATATGCTTGGTACCGCTGGCCTGCTGGAGAACCATCGCCCAGCCCATCGGGAATATTTGATCGCCGTCTGTGCGCAGTCGGTTGAACAACGCGTTCTCGGTTACGCCCAGCCATTCAGCCGCTTCGGCGTAGCCGCCAGGTAGGCATGAGATAGTTTTCTTGATGGCCGCCACCAGCCATGCGGGCTGTTTTTCGACTTGCCAGTGTTTCTGATCCACGGTTAACCCCTTCTTGCTGTGGTTACTGTTACGCCGCCGTCTCGTTAGGCTTTGTGTAAAGGGCGGGCTCAACTTTTAACGCGCCTTTCGTTATGGTCTGGATTTCAAAAGCACGGCCTTTAGGAATGACGTTTCCCCAGCCAGAAACAGATGCGTGAGAAATACCTAAAATCCTTGCCAAATTGCTTACGCCACCAAAGTAGGAAAGCACTTCATCTTTGTTCATACAGCCCTCTCATGTAGTTATTGGGAACACTGCGATAGTAGGATATCTTACATATGGAGGTCAAGGACTCCTACATCAAAAGATGGTAGGATTGCCTACATGAAAATGAATGATCGCATCCGTACGCGCCGAAAAGAGTTGAAGTTAACTCAGGCTGTTTTAGGGAAACTTGTCGGCGTTAATCGAGTAACAGTGACTGGATGGGAATCTGGTGATTATGCACCTGGCGGCTCAAACCTTCAGGCGCTTGCCGCTGCTTTAAAATGCAACCCGCAATGGCTCATTGATGGTGCTGGAGATCCAGAAAGTGACGCACCAGCCATGCGACCAACAGATAAATTTGGAGTTAAGCAGATCCCTGTCTTGTCGTGGGTGCAAGCTGGTGAGTGGACTGAATCCGGAATGTCTGTAACTCAAGATGATATCCACGAATGGATATTCACTACAGCCAGCATCTCTGATGAAGGCTTTGCATTACGCGTTCGTGGTGACTCAATGACTAATCCGAATGGAGCCCCCAGTATTCCAGAGGGGTCTCTTGTCATCGTTGATCCAGACTACGGCAGCCCTTACGAAGTAAACGGACGGATTGTTGTGGCAAGGATTGACGGATCAACGGAAGCAACGTTAAAAAAGTTTGTTATTGATGGCCCTCTTAAGTATCTCGTTCCACTCAATCCCAACTATCGAGTGCTTGAGGTCAACGGCAACTGCAGATTAGTGGGCGTCGTAAAACAGGTTGTCACAGATCTCTAACCCTTTCGTACTAAGCCGCGTTCTGCGGCTTTTTTTCGCCCCTAAATGTAAGTTTTCCTACTTTTGATATTGACACCGAAAGGTAAGATATCCTACATTAAATCCATCAACAGCGAACAGGCAGGACGCCCACGAAGTAGCCGCCGGTGGCGTATGAATGACCGGATGATTCGCAAAATCAATTGACGGGGGGGGTGATGGAAAAGAAAGAACCGAAAATCATGGCTGAAGGCTTTACCAATGAAGAGCTCTATCAGTGGATGAGAGAGAAAGCTAGCGCGGGTAGTCAGTTGCAGTGGGCGCTTGCGCAAAAGGCACATTTGCAGCAAGCGCTTGCTCAGATCGAGGTTGAGATTTTAGAACTTACCAATGCTGCTGCTTTGGAATTTGCAGATAAAAATCTGGATCCCATTCATCATCATTAAGACTTGGGAAGTGTTGCTTTTTATTGGCGCCATGGCTGCGAATAACCTGCGCGGCTTCTTCTGGGAGGTTTTCGAAACGGAGCTCTTCTTGCAGAAGAAGGACGCTGTCCTGGAGTGAAAGCCCTCGAATCTCTGACAGAGGCCATTTGTACTTTTGAAGAATCAGGTGGACTAGAGCCTCCTTGCCAGTTAATGGACTCCATGGAGTTGCGTGGTCCTGACGATGCTGAAAGAGCAAGCATTCAAGGGCAAATAAAAGAGAAGTGCGATTTAGAAGTTGGTTATGCCCGGGTTGAGTAATCTGGCCATATGCGGCCACACCGTGATAGTCCGAGGATTTGCTCAAAAGGAGCTGAAAATATTCATCGCTGATAACAGACATAGATATCCCTCTTGGTTGTGTGAGAACTCCAAGATACCACCGAGCCTGATGTGGTGAAAAGACAGGCACACAACGGAAAGAGCGCTGGCATGCAAAACATATCTCGCAGCCATTGAAGTACCAAAAGCCAGGATGGAATGGCAAAAAAGCGGTAGTGCTCTTTTCGTTGTGGTGAATTGCAGCCGCGCTGACGGCAACCAGAAGATAAGCGCCTGGCCCACAACCAGTAAAAAAGCAGCAAGCGTGGTAGTAGGCAGTAGTTGGCGGCGTCTGAGCCTTTTTTATTTTCCGCGAGGACGCCGCACTTTTTTACGCAACACACAAGAGCATCACCGGATGACGGGCTCATTCCCCAATCCATCCGGGCGGTTGCAGCCGCAGGTGCTCTTTTGTGTTGTGTGGAGAAACTAACCCTTGTGCAGAGGATGTCAGAAATGAAATTACCAAAGTTTCGCAGTGCCATTGTTTACCGCGCCGGGTTGCCTGGCTTAGAAGCAGTGGAGGACCACTTGCTCGAACTGCCCTATTCCGAGATTGGTGAGACCGAATTTTCACGATCTTCTTTCGTGTCCAACCCAATTACTGGTGAGCTGGTTACTCCCGTCTCGGGCGGTTTCGCTATCGTCGTCAGGCACGATCAGAAACTTATCCCGAACCAGGTGGTTGTGAAGGAGACTCAGGAACGCGTGGAGCGAGTCGAGAACAGCACCGGTCAAAAAATGAAGAAATCGGATCGTCGTCAGATTGCTAACGAAGTTAAAGTTGAGCTTTGCAAAAAAGCATTCGTTAAATCTTCGCTTATCCTGGCGCTTTATAAATCCGACGATAAATTGTTGGTCGTTAATACCACTAATAAAAATATCGCCTCAATGGTGTGTGGTCTTTTAATTAAAGTGATCGGGTCTGTTAAGACAGAAACAATACACATCAGCGACATTAAAAATGGCCTGACAGCCAGACTCAAAAATCACTTGAATGGCACTGATAATGCTTTCGATGGCTTTACTGTAGGCGATTACATCCAATTATCGCGCCTCGCAGATCAGAAAGAAATCATCCGTTATTCAGCAGAGCATAACTCAGTTACAGCCGAAGTAGCAGAAAGCCTGAACAGCGGCTTTATTGTCGACAATATGGAGTTAGTTGGTGCCGGTGTTAATTTCCTTTTAACTGATAGCTTTACTTTTCGTCGTATGACTACTCAGGACCACTACTTTAGCGAAGATGATGATAAAGCGTTCCAGTGGCGTCATCAAACCGGCGCGGATTTATTTCAGTTTAGCAAGGTTGTAAACGGCCTGTGCGAGCTGCTGGCATATAAAGAGCAACAAGACAAACCTTCAGCAGCTTAAAAAGCATATAGCACTTAACCCATTTCGTATGGGTTGGGTTGCTGCAACCAAAATTCAGGCGCGGTGCAGCGCGTAATAACGGAGAACAGTTAATGCCATATATTCAGACACTGTCCGGGAAACATATTAACTACACCGATATTCAGCACGATGACATCGTGATCGAGGATATCGCCACTGCCCTTTCCCATATCTGCCGCTTTGCCGGTCACCTGCCGGAGTTCTACAGCGTGGCGCAGCACTCGGTGCTGGTCAGCCAGCTCGTTCCGGCGGAATTCGCTCTTGAAGCGTTGCTGCATGATGCGGCTGAAGCTTATTGCCAGGACATCCCGGCACCGCTTAAACGCCTGCTGCCGGATTACCAACGCGTTGAGGCTTATGTGGACAGCGTTGTCCGCGCGAAGTTCGGATTACCTGCCCACCAGCACCCGACCGTTAAATACGCCGACCTTGTCATGCTCGGTACCGAACGCCGCGATCTGGATATTGATGACGGTACCGTGTGGCCAGTGCTTGAGGGTATCCCGCCTACAGACCTGTTTACCGTCATTCCACTTCGCCCAGGTCAGGCTTATGCCCGCTTCATGTACCGGTTCAATGAGCTGATGGAGATCCGCAAATGCGCATGACCACCAACGAGTTAGTCCACGCGGCATACCATGCGGCACGTTATCTGCCCACGGCATCATCTCAGCTAATGCGCGAACTGGCTGAACGCCTGGATATCACGCAAGCCGCGCTGTGCGAATCACTGAAAATTCGTGATGCGCTGGCGGCTGAGAATGCGGCGTTGAAAGAGTGTGCCGCTAGTCATGCTCAAGCAATCGAACACTGGAACGGATGGGCAGACGCAGAAGATAAAATCCATCCCTTGCCAGAAACCCCAGCCACGGACGCATGGGTGAACGAACAGCGGGCGGCTGGGCGCGTTGAAGGTGTTAATTTTGCCGCCGCCCGCCTTGCCGCCGCATTCAACAACGGATTCATCGATAAACCAACGGCAGAAGTTTACGACGTGGTTAAAGCGGTACTGGGAGCCAAAGAAGAACTGGCCACCGCGCCGGATGATGGTCTGTCAGGCGAATACGCAGAGCAGGCGCTAAACGATTGGGCAGCACAGCTTCGCGGGAGCCAGGTATGATCCATTACCACGGCGGGCCAATAACCCCTGACACCTGCGCGCTAAAGGCGTGGCGAGCGAGGCATGCTTTCATCTCGTTCGCCCATGCCGGCCAGATAAATCTGGCATCTGAATACTGTCAGTCATTCGCATTGGACAACGGCGCATTCACAGCATGGAAAGCAGCTGGAAAAAACAAAATCGACTGGAGTGATTATTACGAGTTCGTCGCGAGATGGAAAAACCACCCTGGCTTTGACTTTGCGATCATTCCTGACGTCATCGACGGCGGCGAGACCGAGAACGAGTCGCTACTGGATGAGTGGCCGCACGGCGCGTTTTTCGGCGTTCCGGTCTGGCACATGAACGAATCCGATGAGCGTTTTATCAGGCTCTGCAATGAATATCCGCGCGTAGCAATCGGTAGTTGCGGTGACTACGACGTTAAACGCCCAAACTTCGCCGTGGCGCGGATGAAAGACCTGATTCGCCACGTCACTGACGATCACCGCCAGCCGATTACTAAGCTGCACGGCTTGCGGATGCTTAACCCGCTAATTTTCACCAAACTGCCCCTCGCGAGCGCCGACAGTACGAACGTTGCCAGGAATATCGGCATCGACAAGGCCTGGTCAGGAGCATACGCGCCAGCAAGCAAAGAGACGCGCGCCGCGCTGATGGTTGAGCGGATCGAGTCACATAACAGCCCCGGCTCACTCGCGTACTGCGAGAAACGAGACCGGTTCGACTTTCAATTACAGCTGGCGGTGTGAAATGACCATGACAGCAGAACAACTGGCGCAAACAATCAGTCCAGACCTCGAAATGCTGTGCAGCAGCGAAGAATTGACATCCGAGCGACGGGAAGCACTGGCTCGCATCGTCGAGCATTTAACTCCGCCCAACCTGCTGACGCTGCTTGATGAACTGGAGCGGAAAGATAAGCGCATCGCCGAACTGGAGTGGGATTCCGAGCAGGCCGAGTGCGTGAATTTATGCCTCAACGAACTTGGAGTCCCACAGGCCAAGGATGATGGGCGACTTTCCCTATGGGGTCGGGTAGTCGCATATGGTGAAGTTTCTGCCGCTGAACGCGATGAGTTAAGGGCACTCCGCGCCGCCATGCCTCAGTGTGCCGAACTGCAAGCGCGGACGGTAACTGTGACGTTGCCGACAACATTTTGGTATGAGCACGACGACTTAACTAGAGAGCTCGCCGTTCTTTCTAAGCGGCAAGTTAAAAAAGCGCTAAAAGAGGCTTTCGACGCGGCTGGCATCAATTTAACGGTGGAGGGTTGATTATGGGATGCGGATATCAGGGTTATGAGTTCGGGGCGCATTACCCGGACAGCCTCTGCTGTCACGGCTACCTGTGGGATGCTGACAGCGGGGATGCAATGGGGATGGATAGTGGCGGGGATATTCCCTGTCCCGTCTGTAATCGTCAGGAGTGGCTGGCATTCTACCGCGACGAAATCATTGAATGCGGGATGGAGCAGTCAGAGCGCAGGCGCGGGCCGAAAACGGTTAAGTACGGTGGCTATCCTCCCGCAATCCTAAATGACAAAAAAGCCATGCGCACTATCAGGCGCTGGCTGCGGCGCGGCTGGTATCAGGGTAAGAAGTTCGACGCAGAGCAGTACACGGTGGAGGGGTGAGGGATATGAAGAATTATCTGAGTAATTTAGCGAGTCTACTGCAAGGGATTGCAGGCGTAATTTCTGACGGCGAAAAAGTTCAGAAAGAATGCCCTGAGAATTTAAAGTCAGCACTGCTTGAGGCGTCTCACGCTCTGGACGGTCAATCAGTCAGGGTTAATTATCCGCCTAATGGCAAGCCTGAAATCGTAAATGCTCGCGGTAAGCACCGCCAGCTTACTCTGCGTGAGCGAATTGCGATCCGCATTCTGGGTGGCAAAACGGAGATTAGACCATGACAATCAACGAACGCGTATCACCAGAACGCCTGGCACATATCCGGGCATCATACGAAGCCAGTCGTAAAGGGTATGCTTTCATCGGGCACCCCAGTTACAACGAGAGCATCGCCATCATCGACGAGCTACAGCAGTACCGCGCCGACGCTGAGCCTGCTCGCAATCCCGTGCTGGGCTACGCAGACAGTTATCGGGATATGGCCAAGCGGGGCGTAGAATCCGTGCCGATTTGGAGTGTAATTACTGACCTGGAAAGAAACATTGCGCCTCTATTTGCAGCCCCTCAAGTTACGAGCGTGCCGGAAGAGGCAACGCCGGAAAGTATTGAAGTTCTCGCCAGCGTCAGGCCGCCTCATGGTGTCGCTTTTCAGTTGGATGGGTATGACCGAAAGCTAGCGTCCGACATATGGAACGCTTGCCGGGGAGCTATGCTCACTGATGAGGGTGAGTCCGCAGCGCCTGCAGTACGGGCAGAGCAGTTGTCCGGCATTACCGAACAGGTAAGCCAGCCCGCGTTGCCTGAGGGCTATGCACTGGTGCCGAGCAAGCTGACGGCAGATAATGGCGCAAAGGGCTTGTTATCTGGTGAGTTTTCAGAAACCAAATACATAAACTGCCCAGAGTGTTTTGGTGATGATGAGTGCGAAACATGCGATGGCAGCGGAAGAATTGAAATTACAGTACCGGTCAGTTGGACAACCATCAAAGAAATTTGGGCAAAGGGTGTTGAGCATTTCGCAGCCGCACCGCAGCAGGAAGCACAAGAAGTAAAAAAGTAGATCGATGCGGTATTTGTTTTGACTGGGCCCGCAATGGTTGCGGGACCTGTATATTTAAAGAGTGACCGGGTGCAGCCGGTGAAGTGGAGGAATTATGCTGAACCTCGATTGTGTTCCTATCTCGACTTATTGCAAAGAAACCGGCGAGACCCTTGAAGCCATTAATAAACGGGTGCAACGCGGCGTCTGGTTTGAAGGTGTTCAGGTGCTGAAGGTGGAAGGCGTTAAGGAAAGATGGATTGATCTTAGTGAGGTTGCTAAATGGGCAAGGCAGAGTCGCCAAAACTACCGCGCGGCGTGACTATCAGAAAGCATAGCCAGGGCGAAACTATCAATATTACTTTCACATATAGAGGGGTTAAATGCAGGGAGCCCCTTTCTAATCTTGAAGTGAACAGTAAGAACCTTAAATACGCCGAGCGAACCCTCGGCGAAATTCATAATAAAATAGAGCGCGGGACATTCGTTTACGCAGAATATTTCCCGCGTTCTGCTCGCTTAAAATTATTTGGGTATGCGGCGACCAAGAAAACAATAAAAATGTATCTGGATGATTATATCGGCATCTGCGAAACGCGAAAACTTTCCCCATCCACCATTGGTGGTTATAAAAAATGCCGCAGCGCGCTGGTCGCGCTGCATTCACTTCCGGCAAGCGAACTCACGCCAGCAGCAATGAAAGCATGGATCCAGAGCCGCACCACCACATTAAAGACAATACGCAATCAGCTGTCTTTTATGCGATCAGCGCTTGATGAGGCTGTCACAGATGGAGTTTTGCAAATTAACCCGGTATCTCTCGTAACGGCATCCCGATATCAAAGCGACAAAGCAGTTGCTGTCAGCGACTATATTGTCGATCCACTTTCACCAGACGAAGTAGACGCCCTTCTATCTTCATCCGGTAATAAGCAGTGGGAAAACTTGTTTATGTTCGCTATCCAGACGGGGTTGCGCAGCTCAGAATTATGCGCGTTGCGCTGGCGTGACATCGATTTCCTCGGGAAGACGGCGCACGTTCAGAACGCGAGTGTGGTAGGTGTTATCAAAGGAACAAAAACAAAGGCCGGTACGCGGAAAGTAGAACTGACTGAAGAGGCATTAGCAGCTTTATCCAGCCAGAAATCATTCACGTTCATGAAGGACGCTACGATCTTTGAAGATCCAAAGACAAACAAACCGTGGGCCAACGCCGATGCGATAAGGAAAAAAGCGTGGATACCAACCTTACGTAAAGCAGGTATCCGGTACCGCAACCCATATCAGACCAGGCATACCTTCGCCACCAGCCATATAAGCCGTGGTGCGAACCTGTTCTGGCTTGCAGGCCAAATGGGTCATAAAGGACCAGAAATGCTATTTCGTCACTATGGCAGTTATCTTGCTGCATATGACGGACATACAGCTAAAAATACTAATGCTACAAAACAGGTTTGACGCTGCCCGAACAAATAGCTACCGAAGCCTGATTAAAAAGTTATTTGTGATGTGGTTATGTTCACCATATCCACATCATACATACTTAAACATAAGGCACTTTTTACCTTGCAAAAATTCGAACTAAGCATATATGTTATAGGTGAACTTGGTACTCAGGAAGCTGTCCTAGTATCAGGAACGTGCGGGACATCTTGGAGCCAGTTCGTAGGTTATGGTAGAATCCCGCGCCCCGTTTCGCGGGGAGCAACAAATGCCTCAAAAGGAAATATTGAGGGGACTGAAAGGAGGTCTTTATGTCAGAACTAGTCATGAGGATGTTTGGGCTGAATGATTTGGTCAAAGGCGGACAAGCCATGGCCGATCGTTTGAACAAATCTGGTGTTAAAAACATCAAGGTCGTAGGGCGTGGTGCAGTTATTGTAGACCCATCTAGTGACCCAGAAAAAATCACTCAGCTTAGGAAAGCAGCGAGAAAATTCGTCGAGCAGGATGCAAAAGCTGTTGCAGCCGCTAAAGCTAACCCAATGGACAATGACGACTAA